AACCCTTTGAAACCTAAGTTCAAAGCCATGTCCTTACTGTTGTTGAACATACCATATGATACACCACCATCAAAGTTAGCGTTGATACCTGCTAACATATTGTCAATACCAATAGATAAATCTCTGTCAGCATATAACATGTTATCTACAATCTTACCTTGAGCGTCATAACGCTTAACGATAGTATCATACTCAGCTAATGTACTAGGGATACCTTGGAATACATTACCTCTTACTCCCACTGCGTCAAACAATCCTTCTGTACCTTTGAAACCAGCTGTAGCTGCATCAGAACCTGCCTCTGCCTTTTCTCCTAGAATCATTGCTAACTCCATTCGGTCTTCCCATCTACGTCTAGTGTCTTTCTCACCTTGTAAGTACCATAAGTACCCACCATTTGAGGTCTTAACCCAACCAATTTGAGTTGCGTCAGAACCAGATACTTCGTACATATCCTTTAAGATGATAGGGCTATTCTCTAATACAGTAAACTCTGTATCAAGAGCTCCTTCCATCCCTGAAGTCCCTTTTCTAAATTCAGAACCATACACGAACACTGTTAAATCAGTTGTTGCTAAGGCTGTGAACCCTGCACTCTTATAAGGAGCTACTGTAAAAGTATCTGCGTCAGCTGCTGTGATGATACCCCTACGTGTGTTAGCCCCATCTGAGATGTGAACTGTTTCGTTTACTCTAAATACGTGACCCACCTTTGTGAATACACTTGCAGACCTTGATACATCTGTGTAAACAGTATGTAATCTACCTTCTTCTGTCCAAATTGACTTATCTGAAGCCATTGAACTCTCTGCACCTAACATATACAACATTCCACTAATGGATTGGTTTCCATATATCTGTGCTAACTCATCGTGTGTATCTGGTAGATTTTGGTTTGAGAACTGAAACAATGAGATATAATTACTCTGTAATGTCACCTTAGTTGAAGTAGGTGTTAAATTTGCTGCTGCACCTTGTAATGCCATAATAAAATATTTTTAAATATTATCTTTTTTTTATTTTTTTCTTCCGAATCTTAACTTCATCCCCGAATTACCAATAAACTTATCATAGCCCTCAATCTCTATACCCTTAGTATCAACATTCCCCTTCATTGGAGATGGTTGAGATAGGTTTATATTGTTCGCTTGCTTAATGATATCATCCTTCCCTGAGTTTAATCCCTGCTCAAAAGCTAATGCTAACATCTCCTTATAATGATTAATTATAACAGCGTCTTTAACAATAGCCTCGTGATTCCAAGAACCATCCTCTTGTTTCCAATGAGGCATAGTGCTTATCATCTGTGGCAAAACCTTCTTACTATCTTCAGGCACCTTAAAATCAATCGCTACGTCGTCACTTAACTGCAATTTTAATGTGTCAATAGAACTAGACACAGAAGTTATCTGCTCGGTGTACTCCTTAGATGCCTTAACATTTAATTCATAATCCTGCTTTACCTTCTTAGCTAAATCTAAATCCTGCTGTACCTCTGGCGAGAACTTTGGTGTAGACTCTAAATCAGCTCTAAGACCATCTAAAACTTTTCTGCCCTCTATCGCATACTTTTTTAGTTTCCTAGCCTTTGTAGCTGCCTCGTCATCTAAATCCATGTCATCAGGGGAAAAACTCTTTAACTCAGCTTCAATCTCTTCCTTTGTAAATGTTGGATACTCGTGTTGCAGAAACTCTCTTGCAACCTGTAAATCATCTAACTTAGAATAATCTTTCTGATACTTTAAATAATCCTCGATGCCACGACCCGTCTTTTCTCTCCATTCAGCAAGACCTTTCAAGTAAGGGTCTTTGTCTAATGGGTTCTCACCCTGTGTTTGTTTTAAGTCATCAATGCTTTTAACATCTTTACCTAGCTTCTCGCTTAAGTATTTAAAAGTTAACTCCTCGTTAAACTCAGGTTGAGCCTTCTCAGGTTCTGGTTGTTTATCTTCTTTCAAAGAACTTGGTTCACTTTCAATAGAAGGTTGTTGAATATCCTGAACAGTCTCTACCTCTTGTGTAGGTTCCTGTGGTAACTCTATATCCTGCACTTCCTGTGTAGGAGCCCCTTCTGTACTTGCAGGCATCTCTATATCTCCTAACTCTGAAGAGCCTCCGAAATTACCTACTTTTAATGTATTCATATTATATTAAATTTAACGATTTTATTGTTGCAAATATAACAAATTTTTCGTATAGCCTTTTTTAACTAGGCTCCATGTCCCCCATATCTATACCTCCACCTATGTTATCTTCACTACTCTCAAAGTTCATAGCAGGTAGGTTGTAGTTCCTCTGCTCTATCTTCTTAGAGTCTTGAGAGTTACCCCTGTCCTGTAATGCTATCTTATCCCTCTGTTTCTGGGCATTCATCTGAGCCTCCTTCTCTACGTCTATTCCTTTTAAGGTCATGTTGTAATTGAACTCCTGCTCCATTAACTCCTTCTTAGCCATCTTCTCTACCTCAATCTCCATCTGCTTAGCCTTACTCTTAGCTTCAACAATCATCATATCTGCCTGTGCTTTAGCTTGAATCTCCATCTGCTTGGCTTGAGCAACTGATTGAGCTGCCTGAGCTTGTGCCTGAGCTTGTGACTGTGCCATCTGAGCTTCGAAGTCTTTCTTCTCCTTCTCCCTCTTTATTCTCCTAATCTTAATTAACTCGTTAGCTAACTTAATGTTATTTATCTCCCTAATGTCGATAGCATCATCAAGTGTTATCAACTGTTGTTGAAGTGCTTGAGCAATATTTGCCTCTAACATTTGTCTGTCCCTACCATCAGGTTTTAACTGAATGTTGATACCTAGGTCGTGTAAGTGGTAGTTCTTTATAGACTCCAACACGTTCACATTTAACCTACCAATAGCTGATATATAAACCTTCTTAAGGTCAGAGTATTTGAATATATCCTTCAGCCTTAGGGATAAACCCTTACCTAACCTCTCAGATATATTTAATGATGAATCAAGTATGTGCCTAGTGGCTGTGTTAGAGTTAAGGACAACCTGCTCCTGAACACCTACCAAGGTATCAGGGTGTGGCATTGATGCATCAGCTCCTTGTGGTATACCTATAGCATCCCTTAATAAGTTTAGGTAATGGTTGTAGGTTGATATTAACCTATCTAGACCATCCACTACACCATTCTTTAACTCCCTTATAGGCTCTCTACCATGGTTATAGTCACCCTCATTTGTTGTTGATGTACCAATCACGTTACCCGTTTCGTTGTATATCTTTATAACCTCTAGTGGGGTTAAGAAGCTACCATCACCCATAGATACCTCCTCTAAACCATCAACATCTATGTAGATACCATTAGGTCTTGATTTAGCAATAAGTTGCTGTAACTTAATATGAATCTGTTGCATCTGGTCAACATAAGGCACTATCCTAGATACCAAACTCTTAGCCCTGTTCTGATACAACTCTGGTGCGTAAACAATGTAGTTTGGTACAGTCCTGTGTAGGAATCCCTTAGGTCTAATCATATTCTCAGCTAGACCATAATCAAATATTAACTCTGTACCTAATATAAGGGTACCCTTATACCAAACATCTATAGACTTCTGAGACACATCATACCCCTTGTAGTCCTTGTTCTTTTTCTTGTATGTACTATTTTTCTTAGACATCCTGAACCCACCATTCTTCATATACTTCTTCTTATACGTAGGTGTGTTTGTTGACTTAAACGTAAACTCTAATAGGTTAACCATTGTACCCCCAATACCATCGCCACTATCAGAGTCATTCTGTAGGTTAGAGTTATTGTGGTACCTAGACCAACTTGCTGAGCTGTTGGATATCTCCTTTAACTCATCCTCTGTGAACTTACCATTAGATAACCTCTTTAACTCGTTCATAGTAACCCTCTTGACCTCACCATAGTAGTGAACATCCTTAAAGTTCCTGTGGCTAGGGTATGCGTAGACTAAATCCGAAGGGTCTACATAATCAACCTCTATACCCTTTGTAGGGTCTGTGGTATGCTTTATGGCACCTAAACCTATAGAAACTATATCCTCTACAACCCTACTCTGGGTCTCATCATAGTTATTCAAGTCTAAGGTATATTTTATAGCCTCCTCTGTAGCAATCTCAATAGCTGGCTTGTACTTTAACGACATATGTAAGTCTACCTCCTCCTGAGTCTGAGGTAAAGCGTCTGCGTCTGGTGGGAATATATCTACCCCTAACTCCTTCTTAGCCTCCTCCATTATAGGCTTAGCCTTAACAAAGTCCTCTAGGGAACTCTTGTAGCTCTCCTTTAAATCTGTGGAGTACTTATCAATAGCCTCTGCCTTAATATCAAACAACCTCTCCGTCATCTGGTTTACTATAAGCTTAACAAACTTAGGTACAATCTGTAGTGCCCTCCAGTCGTAGTTAGTGTATGAAGAGTCATCACCACCATTAAGTAAGTCCTTGTATAACTTTGTATCCTGCTCTCCCCTAGCGTATAACCTTAGGTTGTGGTACTGGTCTCTCTTACTGTAGAAGGATGACTCATTACCATTAGCTCTTAGGAACCATTCAGACTCTATAGCCTTAGCCATACCTAAACCAAACTCCTCACTATTCTTAACCTCGTCAGGGGCTAAGTGGTCTGGAAAAGCCCTAGGGGTAACTGGTTTTTTATTATTGTTATTAAACATATTCTCTCTTTTATTCCTTAAATTAATGCCTTACTAAGCGAACCTCTGTTGTCGAATTTTCTCAGCAAAGGTACTACATATTTGCTTTTATCGGTTTTCTTAACTACCTTCTTATACTTCTCAGATTGGCAAGCCATGATAGCTAAACCACTTGATATTGTTGCATCAAACTCTGTCCTCTTATCAGGGTCAAAAGCTAACCAATCTCTAAGAGTCTCCTCAAAGGGCATGTCACCCATCTCACCTACCTCCCTGAGCTTCTCAAGTTCGTTACTGTAAACACCTACGTACTTCTCTATCCAAGCACCTATACTGTTCATGTGTGAGTCTAACATATCCTTACCAGCCATCATCTGACCTCCGTACTCCTTTTCGTGTGCGTTAAGTTTAGAGGTTGGTCTATCTAACCTATTCAGTGCAAAACCTCTGTAACCCCTATTCCTCATGTGCCTTAGTAGGTCTACCCTGTTACTCTCAACCAAGGCTGGTGAGCCATAGTATCTCATAACCTTTATCATATCCTCAAAGAATATGGTCTCGTCAGCAGGTCTTGATAGGTACTCAAACACAAACTTGTTAGCAGGGGCTCCACCCTCTGTAAACCTAACTGTAAGTCCATGTGCTCCACCTTTAGAACCTTTACCATGTGTACTCTTCAGTGAGAACGGGTCAATACCAATCCTTACACACTCCTTGTTTAAAGGGAAGAACTTACCATTAACCTCCTTAACCCTGTTAGCTAAAGCCTCTGTACCATCAACAGGTGAGGGTAACCAAGATACCTTGAACCTACCCTGACTGTTAGGGTAGAACACAACGTCCTCATCCTTTATACCACCCTTCCACTCGAAGTTACCAACAACATACTTATTCTCCTGAGGTATAGAGTCATTAAACTCCATCTGCTCATAAATCTTTTCCATGTTAAAGACACACTCCCTAGAGTCATCCCTCATCATATGCTCTAACGACCTAGGGTAAGTCCTAATCTGTTCGTTGTATGCAGTGTCACTCTGTTTCTTTTTTTGTTCTTCAATAGCAATAAGATACTCCTGTGAGCCCTTCTCTATTAGGTCACCAAATACATTGTAGGTCTTTCTCTTTGGTTTAGTAACATGACACCTACCATACTTATCAGTGAACTCCTCCATGTTCTTATGTGCAGGTAGGAAGTGAAAGTATAAACCTGTAGCTGTCTTGTTTGTGTCAGGGTCTCTATCCCTTACGTTAGAACCCTTTATCAGTTCTACACCCTGAGCCCCACCCTTGGAATGAACACCCATAGTAGAGCCAGCTAACATCTTACCTACTACCCTACCATTAGGCATCATTGTAGGTGATACCATTGACAGGTGTACAATTACATCATTAGGACTCTCTATCTTAAATATCTCATCCAGTATATACGTATCTAGTTTAATGGAGTCATAGGAACCATTCTTAGTATTCCTCCAGTCCATACTGGTGTTCAAGTAATCTGATATATCAATCTGCTTAGTCTTTTTCCTCTCCTTACTGTTATCAAAAGGTTGACCAAAGTATAACTCGTGTGGGGAATCTAACTTACCCCTAACGATAGGTCTTAACCAGAAGGGTAGGTTCAAGAACATATACGATATCTTTGCAAAAGCCTCGCTACCATCCGTACCAGTCTTACTCATTAACCCGTGCTTACCATTCTTCTTTAGTGTAGCCCTGTTAACTGTTATAGCAACAACAGAATACGTGAACCCTGTACGCCTACTCTTACCAAATAGCATACCTAAAGACCTAGGGTCTACCAAGCAAGCCTCTGCGAAGTAGAATAAATCCCTCTGGGCTTCCCTGTAATTCATAAACCCACCATCATCCAACATCTTACAGTACTGCAAGGCAAAGTAATGGTTACCTGTTAGGTAGGTAGGCTCTCCGTTATTTAGGAACCAGACTCCCTCTACCCTACGCTTAAACTCTTGAATTATAAACTCCTTGTGCTCCTCCACATTTGAGGTGGAAATATTTGGTACCTCTACCCTCCTCCAGTACTGCTCCGACTTAGGTAGGTCGTGGTAAAGCATCTTACTCTTTCTAGGTTTCTTTGGTAGTATTATACCTAAACCATCAATCTCAATCCTCTGACCCTCAGTAGAGTTGGCATCTAGTATTACGTCACCATCCTCGTTTAATTTCTTCTTGTAGTACTCCTTCTTTATCAAATCCCCTTTAGCGTATAACTCTGGGTAGCCTAAGGTGAACTCCCTCTCCTTGAATGTCAAGTCCCCTGTCTGTAGTTTATCCCTTAACTCAGTTAGGTTGTTATCTATATCAAATATAGACTCTAGGATAATAGGTTTTGATGATAAGGCAGCAGCGTGCTTGTGTGCCTCTATCTGACTAAAGTCTATGTCTTTCTTTAGAGCCTTACGTAATAATTTTATGGAACCCTCACCTGCATTTATTATATCTGATATGTAACCCCTAATCTTTCTATCAGAAGGTTTGTTTGGGGAGTCTAACCACTTATCTATAATCCTCTTAGCACCTGATAAAGCCTCTATCTTAGACTTAGCCAATGACTTCATCTTCTCAGGGTCTATGGTATCTAAATCTGAATCCTGAATGAAGTTATACCTTAGACCTTCGATTAAGATTTTTATAGAGGATTCTATTTCAGTGTACAATCCCCTCATACTAATACTGCTAATATGTCTTTAGAGCTCATTTTATATAAAAGTGACCTATCTATATTAAATTCAAATTCGCTGTCCTTAGAGAAGGTTACAAGAGCTCCTGAGCGTATACCTTGAGCCTCTAACTCTGGGTTACTATAAACCAAGTTTCCAATGTTCTTCTTGTACCCTTTATGGTCGTCTGTTATATCAAAGCTTAAGAAATCCTGCTCCTGCTTTATTGGTTCCACAAAACAGAAAGGAGATAGGGCTATCCAAGACTCCTCTCTCTTGTACATAAAAATTTCAGTTAAGGGTACAAAGTACTTGTTACCTTCAAGCCAAAAGTCACCCTTTATCTTCTGAGACTGTGGTGTGTACTTCTCCCTAAATATGTTGTGGTGAGCTACCACCTTGTCGCCCTTCTTTAAGGGTGTAAAATTAGGTGCACTTATAACCTTGGCTACCCTGTTAATACTAGACACGTTCTCTATAGAGTCACTTACTATTAAGCCATCCTTAGTGTTGTTGTAAACCTCGTCTATCTCAACTATAACGTAATTAACTGTAATCATCTAACTAAAGTCTATGTTATTCTCTATTACAACTGGTAACCCATCTATAGTCTTCCACAAGACCTTACCATCCTCGTTGCTTATATAAATGTTGTAAACACTTTTACCAAGGCTTAGCATATCTTGGTCTAGTAATATATCAGTTATCATGTAAGGAACCCCTACTAACCTAATATTCTTACCCACTTGAAAATGTAAGACCCCATCTGGGTAATCCTTACCTACCGATATCTTTCTGATATGTCCATTCATAATATATTGTATTTTATTTATTTACACAAAAGTACTAAAAATAAGGGCTAAGGCGTTTTTAAAGTTATTATGTAGACTTCTTGTGTATGTACTTATCAACCAGCTTTCTAGCGAAGCTCCTAAAACCTAGTACATCAATAACTACAGCCCCTAGCACATACTTGTACCAATTTGGTAACTTATCTAGACTCTCGTAAGAGGATAGTATTAAGGTGTTAAGCTCTGTCCAAGTGTTGGTCTTGATAGCTATAATGAATGGTACTACAGTGGCAACCACCACAGGCACTAGAAACAAATAAGTAACAACCTCGTCCTTGGAGGTGTACTTCTTGTTCTGTGCAGTAATCAAGTCTATCTGATTATCACTATCAGTGTTAGACATTATCCTATCAACCTGTGCCTTAGTCTGTGCCTCTATTATAGAGAACTCCTGCTCAGCCTTTAACTGCTTCATCTTCGCCCTATTCTCTAGGGCAGATTTACCAATACCCAGTAAGTTACCTATTAATCCTAATATACCCATACCACTCTTCCTGATTTCTCTTTATCGTCATCTACATGGATAAATGTTTTA